GCAATCCAGATGGCGACATGGCTACTTTTAAAAGAGAATTAAATGAGGCAGTTCAAGCAGTAAACAAAGAAGGTATTCCTGAAGGTGATTTTTCATATTTGAATGGTATGATGGACGAGTTAGCAGAAACTATGTTTGAAGCTAGAAAAGGTTTAAATGCAGCAAAAACTAAAAGAGTTCAAGAATCTTTAATTGAATTACCTAAAGCATTAAAAACAGATCCTAAACCTTTTCAAGATCTATTAGTTAAATTTAATCGAATAACAGGAGATTACAATAGATACAGTAAAGAACTTCCTATTAATAGAGATTTTTTTAATCTTAGAAGAGATAAAAGTAACCACAATAATTTTTACCCAGCTTATAAAGCTGGTATGGGTTATAAATATAAAATGGACGCTGGAGAAAATTTTACTGAAGACGTTATCTACTATAGTAAACCAGTACCGAATACAAAGACAGGTAAGTTTTATAATGAGGAGGCACCTCATTATATTGATAATGAGATTGGTTTTATACGATATGATGATTTACCAAATCCAAAATTAGGAGCAGGTAAAAGACATATTAGAGTTTCAGAAGTGCAGACGGATTTACACTCACAACAATTTGCTAGTGATGCAGATGTTAGATCAAATTATTTTAAAAATAAAATAAATCCTTTTAACGTAGATGCACCTTTAAACATTTTAAGAAATGAAAGAAAAAAATTATTAGATCAAATAGCTCCTTACCAAGAAATTGGTAGAGGGATTGCAGGACTAACTAGAAAACAACAACAAGAACTTGCAAGAGTCAATTATGAGATTGGTCAATTAGAAAAACAATCGATCGGTAAATTTTTACAAAAAGAACCTCTTAGTGCAACAACTGCAGCACCTCTAGCTAAAGCATGGCCAGACTATGCAGTTAAAAATTTATTACGTACGATGGCGGAAAGAAAAATTAATGCAATCTCTATTGTACCTAGTCCGATGAATAAAGGAGTTAAGATGGCTTCAGACCAAATTGGAAAGATTGGTGATGAACTTAATTATGGATTAATGGATGGTAAAGCTTTGATAAGAGATAAAGATGGTAATTATAAAAAAACAAAAGAACTTGCAGCGATGGTAGCTCCTTTACAAAGAATGGCAAAACAATATGGAGCTAAGTTTGAAATGTTTCCAATGCCTAAAAGTAATCCAAACAAAAAATTTAAAGTTATTTATGAATATACTTCTAAAAATGATGAATCTCTGTTACGAAATTTTAAAGAGGGTAAAGCTCATTATAATAAGAAAATTGGCGATGAGTATATTTATGAAGATCATTTAGCTGCGGCAGATACTTATGAAGAAGCATTAGATTTAGCTAAACTTAGAAGAGAGCAAGGTGATATTAGAAGCAGTAAAATAATTATAAAAGAAATGGGTCCAGATAATCCTGATAACTATGAAATGGTGCCTACTTTAATAGCAAATGATGAAGTTCTTAAAAAATTCCTATTACCTATGAAAGCTTATATGTATGAAGGTGGCTTTGTAGACGAAAAGAATATTTTTGCTTCCCTATTATAGATTTTTGTTATAAAATGCTTTACACTCTCCCAATATACCTATAGGAGAATAATTATGGCTAAATTAAAAAAAATACTCAAAAAAGCTGGGAAGGCTGCAGCCATGGCTGGTGCCGCGTATGCTGCTTCCAAAGCTTTTGGAGCAAAAGATGCTGGAGTCAATATTGATAAAGGCAGAGACAGTGCATTAAGCAACATGTACAGAAAAAGATACGACGACCCAATTATGAAGGGTGGTGCTGGTGTCAAAGAAGGCAAAATCGGTATGATGGATAAAATCAAAAATTTCTTAACTACTCCTGTTGCTAGTACAACAGGCGGACAAAAACACAGATATTTTGGTGATACAGATGATGCTTATGAATATGGCATGACTGGTGCTAAGTATGGCAAAATGATTAAAGCTAAAAATGGCGTCATGGCTAAATGCAAAATAGGAAAAAATAAAATAACTAAAATATACTAATGGCTATTGAATCCGATAATCCAATCAACGAAGAAGTTGATGTTGAGGAAGAAGCTGTTGTAACTTTACCACCTGAAGAAGGTGAAGAAGAAATAACAGAAGAAACTGAACAAAACTTCTACGCAAACCTTGCAGAAGAAATTGATGATAAAGCCTTATCACAATTAGCTTCTGATTTAATTAGTGAATATAATAGTGATAAAGAATCTAGAAAAGATTGGGAAGACACTTATCGAAATGGATTAGACCTTTTAGGTTTTAAATATACATCGACTACACAACCTTTCAAAGGAGCAAGTAATGTTACTCATCCTTTGTTATCGGAAGCCGTTACACAATTCCAAGCACAAGCTTATAAAGAATTATTACCATCTGATGGTCCTGTAAAAACTAGAATCGTTGGAGTACAAAACGAACAAACAGAATCTCAAGCTGAAAGAGTTAAAGATTTTATGAACTATCAGCTAATGGAAAAGATGGAAGAATACACTCCAGAGTTTGATCAGTTATTATTTTATTTACCACTAGCAGGATCTGCATTTAAAAAAATATATTATGATGCAATGTTAGAAAGAGCAGTTTCTAAATTTGTACCTGCAGAAGATTTAGTGGTTCCATACTATGCAACGGATTTAAAAGATGCACCAAGAATTACACATGTACTAAAACAATCTGAAAATGATTTATTAAAAAAAATGGCAGCAGGTTTCTACAAAGAAGTAGACCTAATGAAGCCAGAAAAGAAAGATAACAAGATTCAAGATAAGTATAACGAACTAGAAGGTATTAAACCTGTTGAATCAAAAGATTATATTTATAATATTTTAGAAATGCATGTAGATTTAGATTTATCTGACTACATTGCAGAGAACGATGATGATAAAATCAATATTAAAATACCTTACATAGTAACTATTGAAGAAGGTTCTAGAAAAATTTTAGCTATTTATAGAAACTACAAAGAAGGTGATCCTAAATTTGTTAGAAAAGAATATTTCTCACACTACAAATTTTTACCTGGTTTAGGTTTTTATGGCTTTGGTTTAATTCATATGATCGGTGGCCTGTCACGAACAGCAACTACAGCTCTAAGACAACTACTTGATGCAGGTACTTTATCGAATTTACCTGCTGGATTTAAGTCTAGAGGCATGAGAATTAGAGATGATGACCAACCAATTCAACCTGGAGAGTTCAGAGATGTCGATGCACCAGGCGGAAACATCAGAGATCAGTTTCAATTATTGCCTTTTAAAGAACCAAGCACTACTTTATTCAATCTTTTAGGTTTTTGTGTAGATGCAGGAAGAAGATTTGCATCAATTGCTGACCAACAAGTCGGTGATGGCAACCAACAAGCAGCAGTTGGAACTACAATTGCTCTTTTAGAGCGTGGTTCTAGAGTTATGTCGGCTATTCATAAGCGTTGTTACTACGCAATGAAGCAAGAATTTAGACTATTAGGTCAAATTATAGCTGAATACCTACCACCAGAGTATCCATACGCTGTCTACGGGGCTGAGAGAGTGATTAAAATGGCAGATTTCGACGACCGAGTAGATATTTTACCAGTTGCAGACCCAAATATCTTCTCAATGTCACAAAGAGTGACTCTTGCACAGACACAATTACAAATTGCACAGTCAAATCCACAACTTCATAACCTACATGAAGCTTATAGACGTGTTTATGAAGCTCTTGGCACTAAAGAAATACCACAAATCTTAAAACCAGAGCAAAAACCGTTCCCAAAAGACCCTGCAATTGAAAATATGGAAGCTTTACAGATGCAACAGCTAGTAGCATTCCCAGATCAAGACCATGATGCTCATATTGCAGCACATTCTGCGTTTATGAGAACTAGAATGGTACAAATTAACCCTATGGTGTATGCAAATTTACAAGGACACATCTCTCAACATGTTTCTATGAAGGCATCTGCTGAAGTTATGGCAATGATGCAACAGGATCCTAATTTAATGGCTATAGCACAACAAAACCCACAACAATTTCAAGCTATGTTCAATTCTGAAGTTGCAAAACGTATTGCACAAATCACTACAGAGTTAGCTCAACAAGAATCTATGGTTGAAAGCCAAAAACAAGACCCAATTGTCATGTTGAAACAAAGAGAACTCGATTTAAGAGCTATGGATTTACAAAGACGTGCTCAAGAGGGTAATATGAAGATAGAACAAAACCAAGATCAGTTTGAAGAGAAATTAGATTTTGATAGATTAAAATTAGAAACACAAGATGAGCAATCTGATAAGAGATTAGAAATTGCTCGCGATAAATTGGAGAAACAAAATGGGAAAAAAACTGGGGCTAGATAAAGCCTACTCAAACTTACTTACAACTGTTAATAAAAACAGTCCAACAAATTTAAATAGAGTTTTCAAAACAATAGGGGTATATCCTAATCTTTCTGGAAAAGGTTTATCAACAAACACTCCTTTAAGTAATCGTCCTACAATAAAAACTAAAGACAGTGGTGTATTAAAAAAGGTTACTCAAAGTATTTTTAAAAGATCTCCGATAGGAAGAATTATAGATGCAGGAGTTAAAATTGGAGCAGGTGTTGGTGCAGGTTACAGTTATGCAAAAGAAAAATTTAAACCTGATAATAAAATGGGTGGTGGCATGGCTAAGAAATATTCTGTAGGTGGTGGTGCTGACACTGGTAAGCGTGGTGAAGCAAAAAGTAAAGCTACCATTCAAAATATGAGATTAGAAAGAGCATTTCCTTTAACAGCAATTCTTGCTTATAAAAGTGGTTTAACTAAAAAAACTAGTCTACCTATCAAAGGTAAACATAATAAAATGGGTGGTGGCATGGCTGAAAACAGAGGCATGGGTCTTCAAGATGAATCTATGAAACCTGGAAAAATTATGAAAGCTAAATATGGTAAAGAAGCTAAAATTAAAAAAGTAATGAAAGAATTTAAAAAAGGCGAACTACATATTGGTAAGTCAAAAAAGAAAGTTAAAAATAAAAAACAAGCAATCGCTATTGCATTATCTGAAGCAAGAAAAGGTAAAGCATAATGGGATATAAAGTTTCTGGCAAAAGATCTGGCCCACCACCTAAACGTGGGCCAAACCCCCACGTACCTCCAATTAAAATGAGATATGGTGGTGGTGCTGATATGGGTGATCCAGGAAGAGCTCAAGAAAGAGCTTCAAGGGGTTACGGTGGAAGAGGTGGAAGAAACCCATCAGCTGCAACTAAAGGTAAAGTTTCTGATGCAGCAAGACAAAGATTAGTAGATCAAAAAAAAGAAGCAAGAGCAAGAATTAGTCCATCAACGACTCCTGTAGGAATGGCT